ATGAAATCCATGGTAAATCATCACTCGTGTCAAAAAACGAGTAATGCCTGCGACGCGTGAAAGCGTCGCCCCCACTAAGCCGAGTGATATACGACACCTACAATCTGTCTCTGCGCGTGTGAAGCTCGCATCTGACCATTGGTCTAAGGTTTGTCGTAACTTTGGTGTTGTCCAAATTGAAAGGGAAGGCGTTCATGCCGTGGTCAATAAGGCCACGGGTGAATGTTATTATAAGAAATGGTTTACTAAAGGCATATGTAAGTATGTTGGCTGGGCTTATCGAAGTCAACCAAATTGGAAATATAAAGGTATGCTTGATGCTACCGTTCAGTCCTGGGTTAATGCTAGTGGACATCATTGGGAAAATAAGTACCATATGTGCCACCCCCAGCCCGATTCAAATTATCGGGGTACTTCTAAGTATGAACGTGAACAACCAGTTTTGGACCAAGAGGCCTGGTATATCAGTGGAGAGTGGACTTATAAGCACTGGATGCCCTATATGAGCAATTCAGTAGTCGTTGAACATGATATTGCAACGGCTGAAGCTATAAAGACCACTAGTCCCGGGTATCCGCATAATCTCGCTTATCCCAAAAAGAGGGATTATTTTGACTCTGAAGAATTCATCTCCAATCAAGAGGATTATTATGAGAGGTTGTCTACTGACAATCCAATACCTACGTTTTGGAACCTAGCGGATAAGTATGAATTAAGAGCAAAAACTAAGACGGTACTTGGGAAGATACGAGCGTTTTGCGCTTCGAGCGCGACGCATTCCCATGCCAATACTAGACTTTGTCACGACATGAATCGGAAATTTTATAAGTCTGCTGGTCGGACTGTTTCCTTTGTTGGTGCAACTAAGTATTATGGTGGTTGGAATCGCCTCATAAATCGATTAAAGAGACACAAGCTTGGTTTTGAGCTTGATGAGTCTGATTATGATGCGTCTATCTTTCGTGAAGCCCTCTGGGGTCAATGTGACTTGCGTTTTCGAATGCTTCGTCCTGATCATCAAACACCAGAAAATATGATGCGGCTGCACAATCTCTATTATGATATAGTTCACAGTATTATGGTCACGCCTTTGGGCGATGTAATTGTGAAAGACACTGGCAATCCAAGTGGGCAAGGTAATACTATAGTTGATAACACGATGATATTATATCGATTGTTATGCTATGCTTGGATTGTGCTTTGGAAGAAGCAGTTTTCTGGCGACGCTGAACGATTAAAAGAATTGCAGAAGCAATTAATTTTCAACGAAGTCTTGAATAACCCAAATGTTGATGAAGTGTCAATTGAGGAAGAGATAACCCTCATTAAAAAACGAGCCCTAAGCCAGTTCAACTTCCACGCTAATGTGGAAATGGTTTTAAATGGTGACGATAATACCTTTACGTGCTCTGATGACGTTAACGGATGGTTTAATGCCCGAAACGTCGCAGAAGTATGGACAAATATAGGTGTCACTACAAAATCTCCTTCGTGGGATCCATTGCCGGTTGAACAATTAAACTTCCTCTCTCATTCTACAAGATATGATGAGGGAATGGGTCTGTATTTACCAGTGCCTGAACATGAGAGGATAATGGATAGTTTATTACATGCCAGTAATAATCCTGATGTTCGGTGGAGCTTGCTTCGTGCTTATGCTCTGCGAATAGAATCCTGGCCTAATCTAAAAACCAGGGAGGCAATTTGGTCTTACATAAATTATATTTGGACAAAACACGCTGATTGGCTGTCAGGTAGTGTTATGATGATTAAAACAGGTGAGTGGATGACCTATACTGAAATAGCAAATATTTTGATGAGTGACAAAGAGTTAGAGAAATTGTATGGCGGTTATGAATGCTCGGAGTCAAGTCCGGGCGTGCGCAGCTTTAGTGAACTTGAACGCGTACAAAAGTTCGTTGATGCCGCATCCTACTAATCCTAATCTCTCTATTGTCATCCCTGCTCCGACTACGATCCAAGCAGATATTGTTGTTATTCAGAAGGATCTTACGATCTTCCAACGTTTCATCACTTACTTATCAGCTTTTAGTTGTACGGCAACAAAAGCATAATGTCCCAAGTTCCGCGGCGTGAGGCTATTATGGCCCGACAGGCAGCGAAAGCTGGCCTTACTCAGTGTGGAACCGAGTGGCTGATACAAGCACTCGATCCATATCACGATACCGCTAGAACTCCAACCGGCTATCCGGACACTAACGCGAATTCGTCGGTGATCCAGGTTGTGAAGCAGTCTTATCAGCTTGTTACGCCAATTGCTGCCGGCAATTGGGACTGCAATGTGGTTATGTTGCCGTGGATAAATCCTATCACGATGACGCAAACTGTTAACGGTGGAAATCAAGTACCACCGCGCAACATACTCACCCAACCAAATCCAGCGACCACCACAGATGTTGTGGTAGGGGGAATCCAAGTGTTAGCTGCAGCCAGTGGTGGCAACTTGGATATCAGTATTCCCGCAGTCGCTGGAACAAATATTAATCAGAGCTTCTCAATTCCTAACACGTACCTTCAAGGTAACAGTCGTGTGGTTGGGATGGCTATGGAAATATGTAACACCACAAGTGATCTGAACCGGCAAGGTCTGGTCACCTGTTATCGTATTCCTGTTCCGCAGAATGACGATGGTACTACGATGATTACGGCGAATCAGATCGGTGGAGATACGAATATCTTTACTGGTGCCGCCGACGTCGTGTTCATCCCAAAGCCTCCGCTCAATATTGCTGGTGCACAGTTGTTTGCGGGAACGAAGGCGTGGGGTGCTGAGGGAGGATCTTATCAGGTGGCTGGTTTCAACACCCCTGATGTCCCGGCCAACGGGTTGAACTTCACTCAGCCAGCACTATATACAACGTCACAAACCGACGCTGCAGTTTTGTTCGCTCATATGACGCGTACAGCCCCAGTAGCTTCTATTGGTGGTTATGCTGAGGTGCCGGCTGTTTCTTGGACGGAAATGGATATGAGTGGGTCGTACTTCACTGGTTTGAGTAATTCAACAACACTCACCGTGAACTATGTCGTTATCATCGAACGATTTCCTACTCAGGACGATTTGGATCTCATCGTAAGTGCAAAGAGGTCCC